AGTGCATCTCCCTGGAGCTCTACAAGTAGGGCTCTCAGAGAGAGCCCCAGAGCTCCCTCAGCAGCTTTGGTATGCTGCACACCCCCCGCCTTTTAGCGGAGGGTGTCCCATCCAGTCTTGATGCGAACGGAGCTGGCACGTCCGGCACGTTCAAGGTGGTCAATGTCCATTGGAGATCTCTCGACCTCCCACCAAGGGAGATTACTTGGAGACTCCTCGAAAGGAGGAATGGACAAGAACCACTTCATCAAGGCACCGTAGTCGTCCAACTTGGAAGTTGGCTTCAACGGTACGATCTTAGCGCCCTTTACCATAGGACGTTGAAGATCAGCGTCATGACGGATCTCTTGATTATAGAGATCCTGGGCTTCACCATGACGCCCAAGGAGAGGAGATGTCGGCTCAACGTAGGGGAAAGGAATAATCCTTCCAAGCCTCTCGTCAAGCCATGCGGTAGTTCGATACCAACCAGCTCCGAAAAGCTGATTGCGTAAAGAAACCGTTGACACCAACTCTCGAACGTGCCGTCGGTTATCAGGGAGAAGAGTACGTAGACGTACCACCTTAGTGGATTGTCCATCGTAAAAGTCCTCTCCACAAGATTCTCGGAACTTACCGTTCCAGAATGATTTGTGCCTGTTGACTTTGAAACCAAAGTCTTCCAGGGCCTGAATCACCGATTGCACATATTCTACGGGGACGATAATATCGTCACCGTAGACGCGCACCCGACCGATCTCCTTACGAATAAGGACATCGGTCAACGGTTCGTTGAGCGCTCTTTCTATTCCAACGAAGACTACCGTCACAAAGACGATAGCCTCCATCGGAAAGCAAAGCGCTGAACCCATGGACGCGAACTTGGCTAAGCGTTTAACGCCATAGCCAGGTACATCAGCCTTCCGGCTTCGAGTCACATCGAGGGCTTGTGAAAGCCATCGATGATTTTTGACTAGGAGCCGTACATGCTGATTGGATACCCGGTCCGAAGCCTCACTCAAATCGAGTGTGGCGAGGTCCCCAGTGATGGAGCCCTCGCGCGCGAGCCTTTGATTTGGCTCTTGCGCTACGAACTGCATGAACTCCCTTGTTTGGTAAAAACGAGGGATCTCTTGCACCATCATCGCGAGAACGGCCTGCTGCATATATTGCATAGCAGTAGGTTCAACTGCGATGATACGCGGAGAATCCAGCGTCTTAGGGACGGTAATAACCCTTACAGGTATTTCGTCCCTAGGTTCGAGGACCTCTACACCCCCCAGCCAATCAATCTGCTGGGGAGAGGTGGGATTGGGAATGAGATACTCCCAGTGTGGGAACATCTCCTCCAATCTCTTGGTCCACCGCCGTACTTCATACTTCGCGTTGCCGCGAAGCTTGTCGGCAGTGGCCCCTGGGCCATGTTTCGGAAAGAGCATCTCGTCATACAGACGATTGTCTATAGACGTGAAGAACTCTCTCCAGAGAAGATTCCCTATTCTAAGGAAATCTTCGATCCGCCTCTCTTCAGAGAAGAGAAGTAGATCGGCCCGGCGTATGTCCTGCTCACACTCGATCCACTTATCAATCGCAGCGTCAATCCGACTAGGACTGACCTGGATCTCCTCTAATCCAGGAGAAGAATCAGGCAATATCTTTGCCCACATCAGAGTAATCTGACGCACGCAACGAATTGCCTCGATATCAGGTGGATCGAGCAACAAACCGCACTTAGAATCAAACACACGGGAAAGCAAACCTCGAAATAATTCGGGGAGAGCTCCTCTTCGCTGGAAACCAGCAAAGGAGGCGTTCCCGACAAAGCCATCGTCAAGAGATTTTGTGAAATCCTTGCCGAACTTTGCCAGGGATATCGTTAAAAACGATATCCCCTCGTGCTTGATTCGACTCTCGATCTTTTTGAGATCGAGAGCGGTGCTAGTGCCGCATCGTATCCCCGATTCTTCGAGGATACACCGAAGGAGCGCGATCAGGCTTTTCATGGATCCCCAATCTTTGTATTAGGTGGTCCATCCTCAGCATGATCGATCCCTTAGGGAAAGCGTCTGTCAGCTTTCACCACCCAAAAGCTGGGTGACCCGAGCTCCAGTGGACGCCGTAAGATACGCAACAAGCGCATCTACAATGGCTTTCTCTTCAGTCACTGTGTAACCGTTAACCGGAACATCCGCCACCAATGTCACAGACATTGACGAACGAGTGTTCTGGGACGGAACCAGTGGGTCTGCAGAGACCTTGGAACCCGTCAGTTTGATGGATCGGCGGTTGCGACGCCCGTAGGCGTGGCTAACCGTCATCTGGTAGAGACCGTCAGCGGACGTAAAAATCCCTGACGATTCACCAGAGCCAGTTCGCGGAAGCGAAATGGCCGATCCAGAAACTGTGACAGACTGTGGGTCTGAGAACGACATGCAACGTTCCTATCGGTAGTCAATAGGATCGAACGGTTGTTCGACCCTACATCCTGCCCGGACTACATCCGGATTTACAAGTAGCTGATGCAAGCATTCAGCTCTTGTGCAGGATTCCCGGGGACTTGGACATTCCAAGTGCTCCGAGTATGGCTTTCTGGGAGAGTGACAAAGCTCCCATGTTAAAGCCAAATCCGTATGGAGTGGCACCGGTCCTCGTTTTCGACTCATAAGTCTGGAACGAGGAAGCCGATGTTGGCCCGGTTGCGCCTAACTTTAGGCGCATACCAGTCACGGTAAACATACGCGTCACCTTTTGGTGATGCATCACGTATGCATACCGAGCCACCACGTTGTCGTTGGAAAGCGCTGTGAGGTTCTTAACAAAAGTACCCACATCCGCAAACCAATCGACCAACCAGGACCAGGGAGTCAATTCCCAGGCGGTATCGAGATCAAACTCGAGACCCAGCGCGTGGTTAGCGAGCTGTTCATACCTTTCTAGCTTTCCGAGGAAATCATGTGCCTCAGAAAGGTAGTAAGTGTATGCACCTGAGAATGAGACAGATCCTTCGACTATGTCGATGATCTTCAAACTCCCCATACTGTCGTAGAAATTTGTCGTCATAGCACGTCCGTCGCCTTGGAAGGCGGGGATGTACATGACGTCATTGCCGTTTCCGGCAAAGACATCTACTTCAGTACGTGTCTCACCGAAGTGACGGCGCCTCCGGATATTACGTCCGGAATCGCGCTTGAATTGTTCGACTCTCTTATGAAAGTCGGAAATTCCTTTAGCAAGATTTTGGAGATCAGACTTAAGTGGCTGAATTCCAAATTTCCAGTTTAAGTACTCTTCACCAGATGCATTAGGTGGAGGTTTCTTAAAACTGGACTTTCCGGGTATAGAGGGCAAGCCCTCTCTAAGTTCACCCAGAAAACTTGCTAACGACACTTCAGTGGCTGTGGGAACAGCCATCGACCAGAGCTTTGCACCATCAACAGTCTTTTGGGACGTTGAGGGTGTATAGCTTTTGATCGATGACAGCGGATAGACTGAGTATGCAGAGTCGATGGAAACCACCACCGGCCCCGTATATCTCAGTTGAAAACCCGCTGCGGACCTCATCTGAACATTCTTGTTCAGTTGAGTTTGAGAAGTCTTTTCGGTCGAAAAATCATGACCGGTATCATACGCTCTCGCGTATTCCCGGTTGATATTCGCTCGAAGCTCCTCGCCCGTCATGTTCTCATAGCGCTCGTCCTCAGACATCCACTGTCTGCCAGTTCTCCAACTGGTGGTCGTTTGCGACCAAGGATCGAGATCCAACCATCCAGACGAGATTCTTTGATGGGTCCAATCGTAGTCAAAGGTAAAATTAACCTTTGGCGCCGATATACCCGATCTCGACGAAGTGACGGTTGGCATGCATGGTCCTTCCATACGGTCCGAATAAGCGGCGGTGGGGAGAACTCTAGTTCCCCCCACCACGGCTCTTCGGAGGGACTGCTGCGCACTCGCGCGGCAGCCATGTACTACCTCGGTATGAGGTAGTACACCCACACCTATTACAGAAAGGGTGTGGGTGGGTGGGAACAAGAACGTTTGTTCTCGTCTCCGATGAAGACCGCCAACATTTCAGCTTACTGTAGGTGGATTAGTCCTACAGACACGCTGAGCCGCTGAATTCAGAGGGCAATACTCACCCTCCTATGGCCTAGCACCCGGGGCCCCGAAAGGGGCC